CAACCCAGACGCCCCACTTACAACTTTTAGCCAAATCGCCCTTTACCCAGACAAGAACCATAAGAAATATACCGCCCCCTGGGATTCGAGGTTCTGGGCAGAGGGTGAGACGTTCCTGATCGAGCGCCAGACCAACGGCGCAGGCGATTGGCACGATATCACGAGCCTATGTGTATTTGACTACCTCAGAGGTCGCGTCTCGTTAGCATCTGGCGGCAATCACGCGGACAAGGTGAGGGGCAGTGGCAAAAGAACGTCGGTGGTCAAGCTGGCAGAGCTGTTATCAGTCTCTTTGTCCATGACAAAGGATAAAGTCGAGTCCACGAACTTCGATTCCGGCCTGAATAAAGAGTTTCTGCCAGCTCATAAAAGCTGGACCGCTGCCGTTAAGAGGCTTTTTGATGCAAATAGGGCCGCGTGGCTCATCTACGCCAGCACAATAGATACGCCCATCATGTTCGTCCTGTTCACCAGAGACGGCATATTCAAGGATAACATCGCGGGTCTCGGCCACTTGGATGGATTCACCGCCGATTTTGATGTAAAAGCCCTAAAGGAAGAGGATCTAACGATATCAGGAACAGGGGGTTTCTATTATGAGACCAACGCGGAAACTACACTCAGGACTGAACTAGAAGCCGGAGCCTCGGATACAACGGTTGCCTGCGTGGATAATGCTAAATTCCCCGATGCCGGAACCCTATTCATCGAGGACGAGCAGATAGAGTATACAAGCAAGAGCGGGACTACGCCCGCTTGCACTTTCGCAGGCTGCACCAGAGGGGCACACGACACAACGAAAGCCCTCCATGCAGTCGGAGAGTCCATTATGGTTAGCACGGTCTGAGTCTGGCTGTGCTAACAGCAAATCTTTTATAGGTTAAACGCCTATAACCGGTAGAGGAATTTTATGGGAGAAACCAAATTTTTCATTAATGCGCCTAGCCCTATGGAAATCATAATAGACTTTGGCGTAATGGCCAAGGTCGAGGGTATAATCAATATGTCAGAAGGACGAACGGGAAAGGATAGGCTTACGTTCCTGCCCATCCTAAATGACCGTGATAACATGTCGATGGACAGGATGAGGGTAATCATCTGGCAGTCATTGATTGTGGCCAATCCCGATGTAGAATTTGAAGATATCTCAAAGATCTATAAAGATTACGTGAAATCCTTCGTGCCGTATGAGAAAGAGGAAAAAGCCACGGATAGGGCAGGTAAGCCTATCCTGGATAAAGAGGGCAACGAAATCACATTAGTTACCACGATCGGAGCCAGAACGAATTTATTTAACAAGATTGTTGAGGCCACAGACTTCTTTCTTGGTGTCCCTTCTCGAACCAGGGTCAAGGAAAAGGTTCCGGCCACGGCCTCGCCAATGGAGGACCTCAGCCTGGAGAAAGTGCCTTAGATTGGCAGCCTCTCTTAGACCAAGCGATCAAGATCCTCGGGCTGACTGAGGCCCAATTTTTCAGGCTTAAAAATTATGAGTTGCGAGGATTGTTTGAATATCATAATAATAAAATCCGAGAGAGGCAGTATTTTACATGGAGGGCAGCGCGGGATATTGGGGCCGCTTTCATGGGCAATCTGAAAGATTTCGAAGAAGAATATCCGGAAGAGCCAAAACCGACCGAACCAGATCACACGAAGTCTTGCGAAGATCTGAGCAGGAAGAAGGACTTACCAAAAACCTTATAGGCTAACAACCTATAATAGTCTTTTATGGGGTTGGCTTATCTGTCTGGCGTAATTCTTGTAACCCTCCTAATGAGCGTAGCGGTATCCGCGATTAGCGAAGCAGATAACCTAGCCAAGATCCCGCGGCCTTATTATTTGAGTCTCGCTTGCCCTGGCATGACACCCGAGGCCCTTATGAATGCCACGGGCTTAGAAATTCCTAGACCCTATGATTCGAAAGTATTTCGTTGCAGCAATATAGCGACCTATGTCCAATGGAGGCTCATGTCTCGGGGGTATGATGCTGAGATTTGCATGTCGAACCATTTCAAGCATTTTTCAGAAAATGGTTCCTCAGGCCATGCCTGGGTTAGGGTAAAACTCTCAGGAAAATATTATTATATTGATGGAAATGCAGGATATGACCCCCATACTCGCGTGAATCCTAATATTATAACTCTTTACCTGCATAGTCCCGACCAAAGCGCCCCAGATTTCAAGGTGTACGGATATTATAACCAGCCTGAAAGGGTGTTCATCGACATATACAAGTTAGCTGATAGTTTCAACCTCGATGGGTGGGATTGGTGGAATTCGACAAGCCAAGGCAATACTGGTTTAAATTACCAGGAAGAGGCTCAAAAAATCTCCGAAGGTTCGACAAATTTAGAGCCATCATTTAAGAGCGCAAAAAGTTTTTTTGGTGCAAAAGATTTGGCTTAGATGGCTACCAAGCCCTTGACTCTATGCAAATGACCTTTCGCTAGATCTATCATACCCTTATTGCCGAAACCCACGAATTTGCGGCCCACCGCAGGCCCCAAGTAGGTCTGTAATGTCTGGCCCATGAATGGGTCCAAGATGGTATCCCCGGGCTTGGATATCTTGCCTATGAGCTGTATGGCGTGGTCCTCTTCTCGTGTCAGGGCGTCTATAGCCTTGGTGATGCAGTCGGCGGTGAGTTTCAAGGCCTGACCATCCTTAACGTAGATCATAACGGGCATCCAAGCCGAGGTGACATTAAGGGCATCAATAGTTTTTGCCAGGGTGTCGGCTATGGTCCAGTAGTATCTTATTTCCACTGGGCATGATGCCTTTATGACCGCCCCAATTAGGGAAGGCGGTATCATCAGAGCGAGAACCCCCTCAGGTTCTAATATGCGTGATCCCTCGCGCAAGAGAATTTCTATCTTAGATTCTTCCGATATGCAGGTCAATATTGCCTTAAATGATTCATTATTGATCATTTTCAGCAATTCTATAGGGTCGCCCTCTTGGAAAGTTGCCAGCTCGTCGCCCTCTATGTCGCGACCTTTGGCGGCCATATCTTCTTTTTCGATTTGCTTGTAAGCATCTTTAACATCTTTGGCCTTTCCAACTTCCATACGTTTAAGAATCGCCATCTGCTGATGCTCAGTAGGGGCATGCTTGATTAGTAGCAGAGCATCTTTCTTCGGTAGGTCTACTTTTCTAACCTCCTCCTGGACCACAGGGCTGAGTTTCTGGGCTATCATGACTTCTCTATCGACGGTCTTGGGAGCTATGCTGAGCTTCTTTGCGGTATCGGTCCTAAAGCTAGGGAGTTTTCCAGCCTGCTTCTTCTCCTGGTAGTCTGGCGATTTTCGGTCGCCGCCTCTTGATACAGATTCGGGATGCAGAACTTCCCAAAGTTCCTTTCGCTTGAGCAACATACGGCCCCTTGAGAGGTATTCAGGCTCTGCTCGTTGGATATTCTCATCAATTTCAGCGAGCGTTTTATGCAAAGCGTCGTAATCCTTGACGGTGTACTCTATCTCAGTTTCGCCATTCAGTAACATGGCCTCTATGCGATGTTCACCTGAGACTAATACGTTATCAGGCGTAAGCACAATGGGGTGAATCAGTCCAACCTCTTTGATGCTGTCGGCTAGATCCTTGACCTTTGACCGGTCGATGGGCCGCAGGCGTTCTCCCCTCTTGATATCCTCTATCTTTATTCTCATTTTCGTGTCTCCGCAATACCCTTATCTAAAATCCTTCGATTGACATAAATAGTTACTCATTTACAGTATCTATGATACTTTAGGCCTATAATAAGCATACAGCAACGATACTTCGAAGAAATTTATAGAAGTTTATATACTAACCATAGATAAGTTTAAGTATTCTGGAATTGTCATTTAGATAAAGGACGAAAGTTCCGGCACACTTTGTCTAGTGGACTTTATGATCATTTGATTGAGCCGGAACTATGAGACTTAAAATTGGGTGATATTATGAAAACAAAAAGACCGAAAGCTAGGCCAAAGCGCGGTGATATGGATATTAGACTTTCTATGCTCCAAGTCGTGACGGGAAAGGAACCAGAAGCATTACCAAAACAGGGTATATTCGATGCAACCGGTGTAAACTGGACGATAGGGAATAAACATTTCAATAAATTGTTAAGCTGCGGGGCCTTCGAGTATTTAGAGAGTGGCTTAGTTGCTATTACACCTCGTGGAATTGAGCTTATGAAATACCTGAACAACAGCAAAACGATTCTCGGAGCTAAGGATTTTGGGGTGCTATGATACTCATTCAGCGGGCAAAGATCAGTGGAGATGGCTCTGATGATTGCTGTCAAAATCTCGGATGTTAGAGAATATGGCTGCCCCGGTTGTGGTTATAAATCCTATGAGGTGAGGCGTGAGCGCGGATATACTCAATTTGCGATTTGTGAGAAGTGCGAAGAGCGTTTTCTAATCCTAATAGGAGGCACGACACAATCGGAAATTATGATCAAAGACAACTATCCAGCTCTTAGCATACACCCGAGAAATCCACGCGGAATAAGGGCATGAGTTTAGGCAGGTTTAAATTCATGGAACCCATCCGAGGGATTGCTAGAAATCAAAATAGAAGAATTGCTCGGGTCTAGACCCCCCGAGCCTACCGGAGAACGGTATGATACAAGAGAAGGTATTACTGGAAAGCTTAAAAGGCTTTGGGTCGGCGCAGCAAGCCGATTGTGTACCGGATACTGAACAGGCTTTTCTTATTAATTCCAAAGAGCTTCGAGCGATTATTAAGGCGGCAAATCGACCATATATCGAGCGCATAGAACATCTGGAAATGTGGAGAGCTGATGTTTCTGAAGTTGTGGCTAATCTAACAAGATCTATCCGCAAAGATCCGACTTCAGAACTGAAGGATAAGGCTGACATCCTTCATCTCTTAATTGCCGCCAGCGGGGGCAAGATGCTTTCGATAGATGCAAGGAAGAAGATGAAGATGCCGAAGAGTAGCTTTTCAAAACTGGTTAAGCAATGCGATTTTTTAATTGCGCGACCATCGAGCTTAGATCCCCGAAAGAATCTTCTTGAGCTTAAATCTATGGTTCATGAACCGTGAACCATAATTAGACTCTCCAACTAGAGAGTTCAAAACTGCAAGAATTTAGCCGGATTTTGCTAAATTCTATATAGCACTTACTTCGAGGAAGAGGAAATATTAAGATAGATATAAGATAAATAGTTGTTTTAAGGTTATCTAAGAATTATGGTTCACGGTTCATGAACCATGAATCGCAAACTTATCAAATTTACTATCTTAGGAAAAACATAAATCCGATAACATCTATTTTCAGTTAGCGAGGTTTCTCTGTGGTTGACGCCGGTTCGGTTAGCATCGCGATAAAGGGCACGACTGATGACCTTGAAGATGCTCTAAATGATGCGGTAAGCCTGGCAGAGGACAAAGCCCAAGAAATCGAAGACGCTTTTCAAGGCACTAAACTAGCTTTACCGACAGATGAAATCATAGCAGATTTTGAAGTCCTCAAGGATTCTGCTGATGAAGTAGGCGACAGAATCCAAGCATCCGCTGACACAGGAGCCGAGAGTCTTAGGAGTTTAGGCCAGGCTGGAGAAGAAGCAGCTCAAGGCGTCTTAAGCGCGGGTGAAAACGCCGCGGCTCTCGATGAAGTCGCTAGTGGAGCAGACCGGGCAAGCAGCTCTATGTGGGACATGGTCGCGGCGGGAGCCGCCATAGGCGCGGGAGTAGCAGCCTTTGACGCGGTTGTCTCAGGTCTTGAAGACATCTATGCTGGCATCCAGAATGATATTCAAGGTTACGCAGACCTGAACGATGCGGCAACGAGGGCTGCGATGTCAGGGGGCACCACACAATCTAACATGGCCTCTGCGACTTCTGCCATTACCGACCAGTCACTGAAGTTAGGGCGACAATATGGTACTTCAGCGTCCGATGTTGATGGGATGTTAGGGCTTCTCAGGTCCTATAACATTGATACCTCGAAGATGTCGGATGCCCAGCTAAACCAGTATATGAACATGGCAGTCGGCACCATGAATAGCCCTGCTGATGTTGCTAAAACAATTCAGTCAACCACAGAGCTCTATAAGAAATCTGGCTTAACCGCTCAACAGGCAATGGATGTCTACTCCAAAGCCTACGAAATGATTCCCTCGTTAGACCCCACCCAACTAGGCGGTCGAGGCAAGTCTGCCTTAATGACCATGGAGGGGTCACAAGCAGTGTCCCAATCATTGGGCGGGTTTACCGGCGAGCTGGCATTGTTAGAGACGATGAAACAGGTAGCCCCTCAAGCAATGCCCAACATGATCGGTTCGACTTTAGTTAGTTTTGCTGCCAATCTCGATAAGTCATCGGATGCTGCGCTTAAATCTACAACATCGGCAAAAGGTAAAGTTACCCAGACGGTTGTAGCCGCAAAAGGTATAGGCCAATATCTGACAGGTACCGGCCTAACAGTCTCGGGATTACAAGCAGAAGGCCCTATCAAGGCTATCCAAGATTTATATGCAGCTCAGGAGAAAACGGGGAAGGATCTGTTTACCCCAATTTTCGGCGCTGGAAACGCTGGCATGGCTTTATCTATAGCTCAAAATCTGCCGCAAGTATATGCCTTAAAAGCTGGATTGGAAGATGCAGCGGGAGCCGACACAGATCTAGGCCAAAAGACCGATGACCTTTCTCGCGCTCTAAATAGAGGTGGCGAAACTTTCGACCAGATGGGCCATGAGATTGGAAAGGTTGTAGCCGGACCTGCGCAAGATTGGTCTAATTGGCTGGCAGGTCCTGGTTACGACGCATTCGACAGATTTATCAAGAAAATTCAATCAGGCGACATAAAAGGAGCCCTTGATAGTCTAGCACAGGACTTCGAAAATTATGATTGGAGCGCAGCGGGCGAAAAGGCTGGCCAAAACCTAGTATCACGGTTTGCATCAGGCATAGATAACCAGGATGCAGGCGCATTAGGGAACGCTCTCGCTACTCTTCTGAATGGGGCCCTTGTTTATGTGGAAGGTGTAATTGGGGCCGGGCTAAACTGGCAGGATATTCTATTTGGAAAAACGCCGCTCGATTCGCTTCTAAAACCTCTTGAAACCGTACTCGGCGATCACTCCAAATTAGCCGCCGACACCATGAAACTGAATTTTGATGAAGGCACAATCGGTGCTATCCAGGCAATCTACAATTTCCATGATAGTGCAGTGGGGGCAATAGCAGGAGTCATAGCATCTGTCGAAATGTTAGCCGATGCATTCAGTGGGGATTTGGTCGGTGCGATAAATGGTGCATCGCAGGCGGCAGGCGGATTCAATCTAATTCAACAAGGGGCAGGAACTGGCACAGGCACAAGTCAAAGCACATCAGCCCCGCAAGTTAATCAAACCCGGTTTTCTGTTGCTGCTAATCCAAATGGTGATAAGAGTGTTCTAGGCGGCCCAACATATGTTATAATGGACGCATCAACCGGAAAGCCGATGCAGGGGGCTTATGGCTCTGAATATGCTTCACAATCCGCTGCCGAGAGTGGCATAAACCAGTATCTTGCAACGCATCCAAATGATATCGTCAATACCCCAGCCCCCGCGCCACAAACCAATGTTCCGGCTCCACAAACCCAATCCGCATCCGGGCAATCATGGTCTGATAAACTTGGAGGCAGCGAAGCTTGGTTACTTGGAAAACTTGGAATGGGAGCATCCGCAGGCGAAGACATTTATAAATCTGGCGATGTAATCCCCGGCTCTGGAATAGGCGGCAATACTGGCATAATTCAGGGATCGGGTGCTGATAAAGTCGCCGGGACAACGCAAGGCGGAAGTACTATATGGTCTTCGATATGGAAACCTGCAATAGAGGGCCTAGCAGCATCGGCTTATAACTATATGGAACAGCAGGATGTTGACCTGAACACCCGTCTTAAATCGCCAGTGGGGGGCGCAGGGTCATTCACCCCTATCACCACAACCACCAAACCTGGAATGACACAATACCCTCCAGCGACCCCACAACCGAATGTTTACACCCCCAAAAATCTCGCCGATACGCAAGTTAAAACCGATGATCTTGGTAAAAGCATAAAAGATATGGGCACAGCTTCAGATCAGGCATCAAAATTCGCACAATATGACACAGACGCCATATCTAAGTTAGGTGGCATGTGGGATAAATATGATTCTGATAAAGTTATTTCAGAAGACAAAGCCGCCATAGCAGCAGATAACCTCAAAATTTCAACTGACGCATCAGCCCGAGCCCTTGAAACCGCAACTATAGATTGGTCCCTCCTTATCGACCAACTGAACGCTACACTGTCAGGGGCGGGGATTCCTGCGATTTCCACAGCTCTAGGAAATTTAGGTTCGTCCTGTTCAACTTGTGGCGGAGCAGCGGGATCTTGTTCCGCCCAAGTAGCAAATGCCAGCGTCGGATTCAATCAGTTATCAGGGGTAGTCTCGGATTGTACCGGTTGTGTCATGTCCGATTTTGGCAAATGGCAAGAGGCCCAGACAGACCTATTCAGGGGCGCTTATATCGGCGCCTCAGGCGACAAATACGCCGCCTGGGATCAGGCTAACGGCTATCCTCCTGTTATCCCAGCTAGGACAGGTTCGGCCTTGTATGATACTTACGCCCAACAGGGTATAAGCAGAGAGAGTAACGGTCAGGTCCTAAACCTCGACACAGGCTCCTACAAGCAACAGACCGATGCAATGCTCAAGGATATGAGCGCGAAGTCAGCCACGATTAAAACTGACGCCGACACCACCCCTGCGCTCGCATCAGCGAATCAAGCGGTCAGTACTATTAATGGTATGTCGGCAACAATAACAGTAGGTATTGACGTTGTTGGAGGCGGCGGAGGCTCGGCAGGCAGTAACGGCGGAGGTTTATCCAATCTAGCAAATTATTTCGGCCACGCTGGCGATACCTCTGTCTGGGGTAGCGGATTTACTGGATTCACTTCTCAATACCCGACCTATGCATCAGGCGGCCCGACCCCATCAAGAGCAACAGCCGCCCTCGTAGGCGAGGAGGGTGAAGAATATGTGGTGCCTCACGGAGGGGCATTAATAAAAGGCGGCGGCAAGCCGTCTGTGATAGAAAATCATTATCATTTCGATGGAATTCTTATAGGCAATATAGACGAGCTGGCAAATAAGATAGCGAAGATCCAAACCGACAACAATCTAAATCGATAAGGTTCAATGGCAAGCGATTACGGCGGAATATACGGCCATTTCACTTGGTCTCAACCCCAAGAAGCTGCGCACATGTCAAGGAGCCTTAGCCTAAAATGGCATTCCGCACAATGGCTCTCTAAGGACTTGACTTTTGGGTGGTGCGCCGGAGGAACCGCAGGACAAAGTCTAACGGTTTTGTGGTCGTCAGGGGGGAGCATCGCTAAATCTCTGATGTTCTTCTGGGACGCAGAGCAATTCATCGCAAATACGCTCACGCTAGAATGGCCTTCCTCACAATGGTCCGCCAAAGAACTGAGCTTGCAATGGTATGCTCAGCAACAAGTCTTAAAATCATTAAACCTACAATGGACATCTCAACAAAGAGTTTTAAAATCGTTGAGCCTGCAATGGCCTTCAGAGAATTTTATATCCGCATTACTGAGTCTAAAGTGGGCTTCAGTACAGTGGATATCTCATATTCTGTCCTTAAAATGGCCTTCCTCACAATGGTCCGCCAAAGAACTGAGCTTGCAATGGTATGCTCAGCAACAAGTCTTAAAATCATTAACCCTGCAATGGCACTCCGAGCAATGGGCTTCTCGTCTTCTCAGCTTAAAATGGCCCTCAAAGCAGGGAGCAGCAAGACTCCTCAGCTTAAAATGGCCCTCCTCACAATGGACTGCCAAGGATCTAACATGTATCTGGTCTATGGGAGGCCCAACAGGAAGACATCTAACAATTCAATGGCCTACAATAAGCGTTTTTTCACAGAGTTTCGATTACGGCGGCATATATGGGTATTTTACCTGGTCCAATCTTACCGAAAATGCACACGCTACTAAAGTTCTCACCCTGGAGTGGCCTTCAGAACAATTCACCAATCGACGGTTATCTCTCAAGTGGCTTTCTGGCGGTTCTACACGAGGAGATCTGTCCCTTAAGTGGCACTCCGAGCAATGGGCTTGTAAGATATTGGATCTGCGTTGGCCCCAATCCAGATATTATAACCTGCCCGTCTCGGTCTCAAAAGACGATTGGATAGAGGTTACAACGGTCCAGGGAGGGGCGCTAAATCCTGATATCGTCTCAGGCCATATTAGCTGGAAATACGGCCAGATATCCGAGGCTAAAATGTACCTCGGTGAACCCATTCCGGAGGACTGCCTATGTACGATCTACATAGCAGGTGACAAAAGGCGATTTAATGGCATCTCTCGCTCATGCCAATGGCAAGAGAATGGCACATATTTAGCCGATCTTTTTGGCTTCCTGGAGGTCGCCAAACCCAATCCGCCCAAGGGTGGACTCTACTTAGGAAAATACATCTGGCAGAATGTATCATTTACAGAAATATTAAATAGCTCCGAGCCCGTCAATAATAACAATATTCCAGGCATGATATATATAATGAATAGTTGTATATATTATGAGTTATGGGATGACGAAAACACAGAAAAAGGCGTATATAAATGGATTTATTCAGGATTACCTTACACGATCTCAAAGATGTACTCAGACGGTACCGCCCTGATAACAAGGCTCTCCTTGGACGACCTAGAGACGGGCACAAATTCAGGTTATTACCATGATAGTAATAATAAAACACTATACATCAGGCTAGCAGACCAAACGAGCCCCTACTACCACATAATCAGCGTCCCGAATATATGGGAAGGCATAGTACCGATTAGATTAGGCCAGATCACAGGCGACGCCCTAACGGAAAATATTCTCTATTGGGAGACCGCAAACGGGGATCTCCCTTACGAAGTGATCTTTAACCTCCTGACCTGTGCGGGTTATGAATTCGAAGAATCCTATAGGGGAGGGATCTGCTACATCGATGTCATGGACCACGCCGGAAGGGGCAGCAAATCATATCCAGCCGGGCGTTATCTGGACAGCGATAATCTGCTCGCTATCAAGGATCTCACATTGGCCGACTCTCGTTATCAGGTCAATGGCGTCATAGTGGCCGGTTTCGGCCAGGGCAGCACAGCCGTAATAGCTGGGGAGCACGTTAATATGGGCAGAGGCGGTCGGTTCGTTCGATATGCCGATCCTGGACAACATAGCGAGTCAATGGCCGAGAAATTCGCCAGCAATTACCTCTCCGACAAGATGCTCCCAAGCCAGAATATTACATTTGAAGCTCCGCTAGTTGTAAAGAGCGAAAGCGGTATTCTGGATACCCGCAATCTAGGCGACGAGATTTATGTTCTGGCAAATCTCCAGGTTGGAAACAAGCGCCTTGCTTATGAGAACTGTCTAAGGGTCCAGGAGCTAGACATTCAGATTGGAGATGGAACCAAGCAGACCATCAAGGCGGGAGATAAGCTTATTGAGCCTGAACAGGTCTGGCAGGCCCTAAAAAATATGGTTGACAAATATATCAAGCATCAGACCGACACAATCCAGCCCTTTAGTTGGTCTTGGAGCCAGGATAATCTTGATAACAACCTTGAGCTTGAGACCACTTTCGACATCCCGGATAAGACTCTTAACGTTGAATCTCTGGTATTGAATATCACAATCAATAGATCGAATGCTACCGTTTCCTCCCCAACAGGCAGCCAGGGCGGAGGCGGCGGAGGCGACGGTTCGAGCGGAGGTGGGGGCGGCGCTTCTACGCCTTCCGCGGTTCATAAGCATCCGGTAGCATCGCTCAAGACCCTACCTTCGGCGGCATCGGTCTCTTGTGCGGTAGCATTGCATACTCACACCAACTCATTAGAAATTGGGACATGCGACGACACTGACAATGCTATTCAGAACATCGACGTAAATTCTGATCTGGTAGCAGGGCAATTATCTTTATCGACAGATTCGGCAATTGCTGAACTAACCGCGGACTGCTGTACGGCAGTCAATTGTAGCAAGAACTTTTTCAATGTCATAAGTCGCAGCGTTGATGTCATCACCGATATAGGATCGGCATCAAAAGAGGTAGTAACATCAGTCAACGTCGAGGCCATAGACGTAGCTTCAGCCATACATAAGCATCCACTCTCGGGTGATATCGGTCCGGCATCGGGCGCGGTGGACGTTTCGCCAGCAGACCACGACCACGAAATTGAAGCTTTTGAGACTGAAGAATTTACGAATGATGCCTTGCACGATTATCTCACAATAGGCACGACGAATAAGAACGGTCAACCGGTCCCTCTAATAATAAATGTCGGAAATTACAATTTTGGCAATCCCGCCACTGAAGAGCTATTAAAGGCAAACAGCCTCAAGGCAGGTCCAGCACCCGACCCAGCCGACCCAGAAATGTATCTAAGTATATATATCGGGGATACAAAAGGAGTATTCAAGGAGGTCGTTGGATCGCCTGCGATAATTTCGGACAGCGAAAGAACGGTTGGACCGGTAATATTAAATCCGGATTATGTAAACGCGGTTGGCACGTATACTCTCAAATTAGGATTGGCAAACAAGTCTTTCCCAGGTCAACCCTGTCATTGTGCTGTCTCCGCATCGATACAAGGGCAAATTTTCATCGACACTATATTTAGTAAGGGAGCTTGAGAGATAATGCAAATCCGGGGACCACAGAGATTATAGAAAAGGATGGATAAATATGGTAAGCAAATCTAAAATCAAATTGCCAAAAGCTAAGGATGAAGCAAAAGCAACCGCTCCGGATCAAAACACTTTGATCAGAAATTTACAAGAAAGGCTATGGTCTGAAGAGATCAAATCCGAGGCTGTTATAACCTTCTTGATCGAGGAAGGTGTCATATCTCGGGAAAAGCTTCAAATGATTGTAACATTGATCGAGGATTATAGGGTTATCCAAAGAAACGAATCGCTTGGAAACGAGGAAACCTACAAGAGGCGGATGAACGCCTATAAGGAAATGTTCAAGAAAAATGGGTGAATGTATCGGTTGGACCAATGCACATCTAGATAGCTCACATGAAGATGTAGCAGAGATTCCCTACTTAGATGTAGCGCATTGCGATTCTGGTACACACAACGACACATACGTTTTCGCAGATGGTCTCGGTCCAGCTCAAGAATCCGATCCGGGAGGTCCCGAAGCCACAAACGACCCAATCGGCCATTTAGACGCACCGCACGGCGACGCAGAGCATTGTAATAGCGGTATCCCCAAAGACGAATGGGTACCTATCTATCTTCTTGATAGGGAACCTTGGATAGACCCATCAACCGGACAGCCAGGATGTCCGCCCAGCGACCCAAGGTCAGGAAAAACTTCAGAATGTAGCAGCTATGATCCGGGCGACGGGGCAACCCACACACGGTTTCTCCAATATGGACATAATCAAAGCTCATCAGATCCAAGTTGGTGCAATTCGTCCCATGCCAATTCTGCATATTTAGATGAGGTGGAAGGTTACCGATATAAAGCATATCACCATCTCAACGAAGGGTGTGAAAATCCGCACGCCGACCAGGGAGGGGTTGAGCATGGTGATACCCCTCACTCCGATGCCATCGAATATTATGTTGATGATGCCAGCGCAGGCTATCATGAGGATGTAGCCTTTTCAAACGATTCTGAGTATATTGATACACCTTTCGAAAATCAGGCTCATCTCGATATATCTGATCATAGCGACCAGTCACATTTTAACGATCCAGGATATAGCGACACGCCGTTTGGAAATTTTTCGGACCATCATGATATAGCGCATGCCGATAGTGTATTTGAAAATAGCAGTGCACATTCCGATTGGACCAACCACAATGATACGCCATTCTCAAATACGGATTTTAGCAATTACAATGATCACACAAACTCCGCAAGTCATGGAGATACCCCATTTAGCAATTTTAATGATCATGGCGACACGCCACATACAGATGCTTCGCACGGAGATATCTCACATTCGGATTTCGCAAACCACGGCAATACAGCACATAATGACGGGAATCCGCACGGAAACCAGGCCCATGTAGATTACGCTTATCAGCAGCACAATGATGGGTATTATGATAGCTATCAGCATAACTGGCATACCGATAACGCACATGGGAATACCCCCCATAGCGACATGTCGGGACATTATAACGACCCGCATACGGATTCCCCATCATCCCATGTAGATCTAGCCCACGAAAATAGTTCCCACAGTGACGTGGCTCATTATAATCATACGGGAGCTCACGGCGATACCGCCCACATCGATTCTAGTCATGGGGATTTTTCAAATCATAGCGATGTTACCCATTCCGATGTCTCGCATATCGACGGCCCATACCACATTGATACGAATCACGCCGACAGTCCATTTGGAAATCAAGCGCATTCAGACTATACCACCCATAATAATACGACATTTTCAGATTTCTCAAACTACTCCGACAGAGCTTTTGCAGACTTTTCAAACTACTCCGACAGAGCTTTTGCAGACTCGATTCACCAAAACTGGCAGGATACCAACCAAGTAATCGAGCATTCAGACTTTTGCAATCATTCGAATACGCCCGGCCCGGTTCATGAAAATAATTATCAGGATATCTACGCAGATTCGCCTTGGGACCACACACCGCATGGAGACTCAAACCACGATGATGTGCCGCACGGAGATGCACCTTATCAAGATGAACACAACGGGGGCCATAATGACGAAATAGTCCACGGCAATGTTTCGCATAGTGATAGCTTTACCGATATGCCTTTTTGCGATTGTGGTCATGCGGACGCTGATCCCATTCCGTTCATAAACCAGGATCATTGTAACAGTGGGATCTGGACAGATGAATGCACCATGCTGCAAGGCTACTCAGGAGGATGCCCGCCGAGCCATCCGAAATGTAGCCCGAGTTGGTGCCATATGGTTGACGGGCAGGTTGATTTCAACCAGTTTGCTTATATAGACTCCTCCCTAGACCCGACCTGGTGCAACGATGCAGCCAAAGTCATTCAGGCGGCAGTACCCCATAAAAATAGCTACGACCCCTCATTAGTCTCACCAGACTTTGACGACCATTTCAATGTTCCCGCGGTAGAGCATGGAGACGCAGGTTACGAAGACGGTTACACCGATTATTCCGATGACAATCTGCATATAGACTCTCATTTGGATAATAATCATTACGATTCGAATTCAGTGCCCTTCACAGACAAGGCAATCCATTGCGATTGCGCAGGCTCTCCGCACTCGGATACTCCGCACTCGGATGATTGGCATCATAGCGATATCGTTCACAATGATGTTATCTATAACGATGGTGGACCAGCCCACACAGATACGCCGCACTCAGACACTCCTCACGCAGATCATGAATGTGATTGTCCGACTCCAGATTTCTCAAACCATGCCAATCAGCCCTACACCCCCCACGGCAACACGCTCCACGCAAACCAAGACGCAGTGCCCTTCTTAAACCAGGATCATTGTGATCACGGTGCCTACATAGATGAATGCACAACTATCACAGGAAGCGCCTCAACAGGGAATCCAGACCCGAGCGGTTGCCAGCAATCAAGCCCAAAATGTGATCCTAGCTGGTGTCATGCAATTGTGACAGGCTCACACGAAGGTCCCGGACCTGAATATAAGCCTATCTGGGATTATCAGATTCTATTCACCCAACATGGCTATTCGGATAGCACAGGTGACCCAAGCTGGTGCAATACGCCAGCAAAAGTAATACAGGCAGAAGTACCACACGGCAACACGGCCCACGCCAACTCAGAAGGAGCCAGTTTCCAAGATTCGTCTTGGCACTGCGATTGCGGGATACCGCACGAAGATGCACCGCACTCCGATTCACCGCATAGCGATAATCCAATACCCCACAGGGACATCCCACACGGAGATGCGCCTCACGCAGATAACCATAACGACTTACCGCACAAGGATACCCCACACGACAATACATTCTACGATTAGCGAAAGTATGATTATTATGATAATAATAAACGAGGAATAAGATGAACACGATATTATGGTACATGCTGTTGGACTGCCCTACAGGTTGTGAATATTGCTTTGAGGACGAGAACAAGCCATCCATACCGGGGAGATATAATAAAGAGGCTATGGCGGCTACCCTGCGCGACATATCTAAACAATGGGGCAAGGATGAACATCCCCAAGTTATCCTCCACGGCGGAGACGTAACCAGTTTGCCAATAGAAGATTTTAAGTTCTCATTGGAAACCATAAAGTCGGTTGGCGGTCAACCCTCAATGCAGACAGCCCTTTGGAATCTCACGGCAGAACACATCAGGTTAATTAAGGAATATCATATGCAGAGCGTTGGTGTCTCGATAGATGGACCGGCAAAATTCAATACCTTAAGAGGTCCGAGGGATAAGAAAGCCAACCGAGAGTACCAAAAGAGGCTACAGGAAAACATAAAGTGGCTGAAGGACGAAGGGATAAAGGTGGGCACCATAACGGTTCTCACTAAACTCAATGCATCGCCTTCTAAGATTGATGAATTAATTCGGTGGGGAATTGAAACCAAGAGCGATGGTAGATACAACCAAATGTTCCTGCCGAGTTGCAAGGCAAGCCATCTGTTGAAGTATAAACTCTCGCCCGAAGAGCTGAAAATAGCCTTTCTCAAATTTGCACAGGCATATATAGAGCATCCAAATGAGTTCCGGCCCGCAGTGGTCATAGAGAATATGAAAAACCTGAAAGGCCAGGGGCTAAATTGCTGTCTCTATACGAGATGTGACTATCTCGTGACCAGATGCACCACCATAATGCCGGATGGCAATCTATCCAGGTGCGACAGATGCTTTGAGTCTGGATATTACTACCAACCCCATCAGGCCACTTTAGTCCGGTCAGAGATGCTAAAGCAGACCCAGTGCAAGGGGTGCAGATATTTTGAAATCTGCGCGGGCGGTTGCCCTGCTGAGGGAGTAGGCGGCGACGTGAGAAATAAAACCGAATTCTGCGAGGCTTATTATGCACTCCTGCAATACTTGGAACGTCACATAAGAGCTATGGACCCTGGCCGCAGGCTGGCGATAGATGTACCAAACTTTTATCAAGATTACTACCTTAAAAATAAATGGGTAGAACCATATCCGCAGCAGCAACAGCGGCACCAGCAACCGGCCTGCCAGCCAAGACAGCAGGTGCATGGAGATTCGGAATCAGGCGGTCATGGAGATTACGATGATCACGGAGATTCGCCGCATGGTGATTCATGGGGGGCGTAAATATGGATAATCAAAATCAGGAAACTTTAAAAACTCAGATCACAGATCCAAAACCATTTTCAGCTTTCATGGCAAAGTATCCCGATCATGGTTTAGTGGGATTAAAGAGAAAAATAGCGACCTTAGCCTATGAAAGTGAGTATGAAATGGTCAGGCAGGGCAAGAGGGAGGCGAATATCTTCCACCTATCCCCGCACAACTACGATAACGAGATAGCCCAAATAATGAGGGACAAACTGGCGTTTCTGCCAATGAGGCGGAGCCTCCAATACGAAGGGTTCTCTCACACCCATTTTCCAACAGATCGGCTCGGGCCAGATGTCATGGTATTTGGGGTGGTGGCTCGCGATCTCGATATAGCCGAGGACTTCGTAAAGGCAGAACTCAAACTCGGCGGTTGTGATCACGCTAGGATGGGCGGATACCTGGGCTATCCGGATTGTTGCAGCGCGGCCTTTACAGAGAACTTCAAGGTTAATTTTGATCCCGTAATGCCAGCCGCCTTAGCCATGCCCCACAAAAAGAATCTAGATGGCTCAATATCTCTTTCAAACTTTGACCCTCTAATAAGGTCAGATCTTCGTTATTATGGGTTCAAGGTAATTCCGTGGTTCCCATGTCGTTATAACTGTGAGGAATCAAGCGAAAGGGCAAAGGTCTGGCTTGGAGTCATGCGGGATCTCGAAAAGACCAAATTTGGCGAGGATTCGGGAATTGTGGACAAACTGGTTGAGATTCTGAGTCTGCCCGCCACTTGGGACTTGAACCTGGGGCAGGTCATAACCACCCACCCAATGTTTAGAGGCTACGTAACAAGCTACTATGCCCCCAAGCGGCAGGTTATACACTTCGAGTTCGATCCAAAGGCGGATTAAATCATGTGGTGGATCTTGCACACGGCAGGTTATACACTTCGAGTTCGATCCAAAGGCGGATTAAATCATGTGGTGGATCTTGCACACGGCAGGTTATACACTTCGAGTTCGATCCAAAGGCGGATTAAATCATGTGGTGGATCTTGCACAGAAAAAATCCCGGAATGAAACCTAGCAGCGGCCCGCCAAACTACATTGTCAGCTCCACATGCCCGGCCAGGTTCAGGGAAGCGGTATTAAAACTGTTATCACCTGAAGACGTAGAGAAACTGGATACCGGCGAATCCGCCTATGAAATTCTGATAACAAATAGAGTAACTAAGGAAGTGGCGGGTTTTGGGAAACAAAAAGAGGAAGATTTGAAATAATAGTACTGAGTTTATGTATATGAGGCTTGGATGGTTTCAAATTGGAAGATCGGAGATCTTGAATTAAATAGCGGGGGTTCAGCCTCAGCTCCAGGCTACAAGATTTTTGATGTCAATTTTCCAGATCACTCAACGCCATCAAACACATCCCCCCGCAGAGGCCAGCGATCCTTTTTATCCGATTTCAAGGCCGAACTGGTCAAGGTCGAGATGACCGGGATGATAATAGGAAGGGCCGAGAAGGACGCATTAGCATATTATGACCTAAATAATTTCGATTGGCTATCTAATGATAACGATATCTATCTGGTCGAACGAGAAACAAAGCGATGGCGGGTGCTAGGATTCTCATTGAATACATCGCCCCTAAAACCCATGTCGTTAGAACGATACTCTTTCGTAGCTGTCATATTATTGGGGTCGATATCCCCGGAGGGATGCATAGCCGAATCCAAGACCGGAAATGCTACGAATTCCCTGGAATCAATAACCATGATGGCAAATGCTGGTAACAAAGACGCACCCATAGATCATATAGGAATCAGCGCGGCCTATGCGACCGCAAACCCGACAGATATATTAGTCTCATTTGATGACCTCGGCGTAGATCTTGAAATAGCCCCGGTCCTTCTGGATGGGGCAATATTGGATTTCTACCCCAAACAAAAACTAGCTTACCTCGTATCTGAAGACACCTTACAGGATGGCGATCGATGGCAACGAAATCGGGCCCACTATTCGGGCGTGTCTTATTCTTCGAAGAAATTAGTATTCACAGTTAACGGATACCTAGATTATTATTATCATATTAAACACCCATTATGCGATGATCCTAAATTAACTCTGGATGCCTCCGAAGTCATAGGAGCACCTAAACTTCAGGCCGCCGCTGATTCGGGTAGCTGGTATGATGTGGATACTATAATAAACGGCGTGAAAAAATACACGCTGACCAAGTTGTATGGCCTATCGTGGTTCAATTGGCGAATCTTATGTGGGGCCAGTGACTCACTTAAACTAAACTCTCTAAAACTAGAATCCTGGCATAGCATTTCAGGCCAACCGGAAATTTATGTAACGGCTGGAGCGTCGGATGAAGGTGCAACGCTGAAATTCACAAATGGGAATCTCGACTATAATCTATCATGGTATGATAATTATCTATCTTAAATCTTAATAATAAAAATAAATAACTGGCAGAGGTGGGACTATTCCCGTAACTGAAACAGACATAATATATGACGGCAGTAAATCGACCGCCACCGGCGACGGCGAATCGAGCCCCGACAATCTGGGGAAATATCGATCTTCGGTACAGATCGAAGACGCTACTATGGAGAACCTGTTCGCAAAGGTCACGGCTAATGAAAGCAAGAATGGCAGTGAAAAATATCGGTGCATCTTCGTAATGAACAACCACGAAACCTTACCCCTGACCGATGCACGGCTATACCTAGTATCTGATTCGCCCTATACGACCCTCAGGACCCAATTGGCAAGTAACGGTGTAGAAAACACAGTAGATTGCGTTGATAATGCCAGTTTTCCGAGCAAAGGGGCGTTCTTCCTAGAGGACGAGGAAATACTGTATACCGGGAAGGCTGGTAGCCGTCCAACGTGCAGCTTCACAGGCTGCACAAGGGGGTCCAATAGCACAACAAAGGTCCTCCATGCGGTCGGCAAGCCAATTGAGGACAGCCAATTTAGGATGGCAATAGAAGCACCATCAGCACAGCCCGGTTATGTCCAGCACATCGCCAATGAGGATACAGCCCCCACAAGTCTCAGTTTCACGATGCCAATGGATTATGATGATGGTTGTCAAATGGGCGACCTGGGTCCCGGAGAAATGTGTGGTATATGGCTGCGGCGGAAAGTACCTAAAGGCAGTTGGGCGGTCGCACTCGTAAATCCACAAATCGCAGTTGAAGGCACGACAGATGCATGAACCGAACCGAGTCAAAGGAGGTAAGATAGAACCATGCCTATAACGGCTCTATTTCCGACTGAGGAATCCTTGGCGGCGGCGGCTTGGCATCTTCAGAGGTTAGAATTGCCATCCCTTGGGAACGGGATAGATTCAGGATTCGCTATCACGAGGAATTCTGCATCATCGGTGACAGTGGCGGCTGGGATAGCCATTGGCGCTCTCGCGCGTGTACCGGTGGTTCAGGCGGTATTATCCGGTATCCCTGTCGCAAGTTCAGGTAAGCATCGTTACGACATGGTAGTGGTGGACCTAGGAGACGGCACCACCAAAAGAATCGAAGGCACCGAGGAGGTACCCTCTGGCAGGTATGGTCGAAGCCCTTTGAACGATTTCCTGGAGAACTATCTGCCATTGCCCTCCCAAATCCTTCTTACATACATCCCTCTCTATTGTCTTAGGATCACAGAAAACGGGCTAGTGACAGGAACATTCGGCAATTATGTCCCAAACAATGACGGCATAGCGCCTATCTCTATTGGCTCACCTTTCGGAAAGTTCTTACCGACCACAGGCACGAGCGAGAGCACGGCCTCGGAGCAGACCATAGCGCACGGTCTCGGGGCCGAGCCGAGCAAGATCGTGATCTACGCCACAGACCCAGACTATCCAGTGTCGGCGGTATTTGGAACTCAGGGCACAACGAACATGAAATTTACCGTTTCCCCTGCTGGAAGGGCTTACAGGTGGTTTGCTTATGGCTGATATAAAATTAATTGGCAATGGTCTGGTCGGCTCAATTTCGTTGTCAACATACTATATCTGGCTTCAAAAGTTCACGGCTATACAGAGCGGAATAGCAAAAAAGATTTATGCATATACCAACATGGCCGATACTCTTCATGTTGGTATATATTCGGACAATGCGGGCGAACCAGGCTCGGTGCTTGGAGAAAGCGCAGCGGTTTATCTCGCAAGCTCTGGACTTATTGCGATCTCAAATTGTAGGATAATTAACGGCAACAATTATTGGTTAGCGGTGGCGACGGCCGGAGGAAGTATTTGTTGCGCTTATGGACAGAGCGGTAAAACGATTAGATATAAATCATTCTACCCATATAGCTCCGCTTTTCCAAATAACCCAACTGGATTAGCTTCTAATACCACATATGACATCTCTATAGCTGCATGGGGTTCAGTCGGTGGAGTCGGATTAGTCGGCGATGGTCTGGTAGGTCTGGGCCCTTTGGTGGGCAAGGGGTTGATAGACGCATGAAGGTGATGATATGAATTCTTTAGGAGATCTAGCGGCGGGTGGAACGCACGATTTCAAGTTCCCGACTCATAAAGGAGATGGGACGCCTATAACGCTAGCAGGAACTCCAGCGGTGAGCATCTACAAGGATAATAGCGCAACTGAATCGACTACAGGCGTTACCCTGACAGTCGATTTCGATGGGCAGACCGGTATGCACAATGTCAACGTGGTTATGACCGATGCCTTCTACGCAGCGGGTCACAATTACCAAGCCGTCCTAACAGCCGGGACCGTGGATAGCATTTCGGTCATAGGCGCAGTAATCGCAAACTGGTCTATCGAGAACAGGGCCACAGCTCCAATGGTAGCGGCTATCTGGAATTGCCTGTTGACCGCGATAACCACGGCAGGCTCGATAGGCAAGCTCTTGAAAGATGACATAGACGCTGCCATAAGCACCAGGTCAACGTATGCAGGAGGGGCCGTGGCCTCGGTGACGGGAGGCGTTACAGTCTCAACCAACAACGATAAGACAGGTTATAGCCTGGCGGCGGATCAGGCAGTAAATGCTACGAAATGGGCGGGCCAAACAATACCAACGCCTGCAATAACGGGCGAACCTGTTGTAACTCTGGCATCTGCTCAGGCGGCGTATGCGCCCGCGAAGGCGGGCGACAAGATGGACATAGTAGATGCGCCATCAGCTACAGGAAAAGGTGCTTTAGCGACGGCAAATAGAACCGAGATGGATAGCAACTCAACCCGACTAGCTGCAATCAAGGCCAAAACAGACCAGTATCCGAGCATCTGGGTTCAGCCTTAAGTTAAGCTGACCCCCTCCCCCTTCTTTTTCTTTTCTTCTTTTCCGATGGTTTTAACTATGAATATAATCATAATCAAACCATATGTCCAAGATGATGAAATGTAAATGGTGCGGCTATTCGTGGGAATCTCGCGTAGACAATCCGAAATGCTGCCCGAGCTGCAAACAGAATTTAACGAGAGATGAACGCTCTTCTAGGAAATCCAAGAGGCCCGGAAAGCTGGTCGACTTCAGGGCACAAGCGCAAGAGCAAGATCCAGTAGATAAGCTTCTCTGTGGGTCTGGTATCTCCGTGGAAGGAGCAAAGGCCGAGGGCGGCCCTGTGGTGGGCATGGGCGAAAGGAAACCTATCGAGCTTGCTAGAATATTGTTATCGAGTTTCAGCGCAATGGATGATGAAGAGCTACTAGCCGTGCGGAAGCCAGCCCGCGAGCTTAAGACAGATCTCGCTACGCAGGAACTCATCAGGCGCAGAGTAGCGAGAGGCGAAGGGAGTCGGGCCATAGCCGCGTCTTTAGGAATAGCGAAAAGCTCTGTAAACAACTACCGAGGAGGCTAGGCCATGCCATTCATGAATCATGCAGATTTTGCTAATTCGTACAGCAAAGAAAATGACCACTTCTGGGTATTCTGGCGTACCCCTTCAAATCCCGAAAAGGTCTTCACAGGCCGAAGGTTCTTTGATGTTGAGCCAATCTATATAAGCGGCATCGGGCAACTCTACCCGGATGGCTCTGCTTTGATATTGCTTGGGAAATCCAAAGAGTTTTATGAGGGGGCGACGGCTCATGTTCTTCAAGCCTAATATGCGAGCGGCCATAGAAGAAGGCTGCAAGACCGCAACCCGTCGTATTTGGAAAAGGCCGCACGTCAAAGTAGGTGGCACCTATGGCGTTCGAAAGGGTGGCATGTACTCCAAGGAGATCTATTTCAAAATCAAGGTGTTATATGTCTACAAGCAGAAGCTCGGAGATATGACTGAGGAGGATGCGATGGCCGAAGGATTTAAGCCGCGGGCCGGTATCACAGCTCTTTGGTTCTTCATGAATTATTGGAAAAGCGAATTAAAAAGAGATTGGAATCCATCACAAGAGGTCTACGTAATAAGTTTTGAGATCCTTCGCGAGAATCAAGTACGCTAAAAGTCTATTTGATACTGCTTTATGTGCCGGTAGATCAATATCAGAAAAACCTTTATAGGTTAAACGCCTATAACCTTTTATGGCACTCAAAGAAGATCTTAAGGTTATTATTGGTGGGCCGGTCGAGCCTGACATAGTTTTTTATCTTCTAATGAACCCAGGAGAACACACACAGGCAGACCTTAGCAAGAACATCGCGAAGGCGCAGCCCGACATAAGCATAGCTCTCAGTGGCTTGATTCACAAAAGCTATATACAGAAATCGGTATCCAGTAGGCCACAAAAGTATCAGATTCCTTCTCTGAGATGGTTAAAAGAGCAGTTAAGATTTTACCAGACCACGCAAAACGAAATCATCATGAAATTGATAGAAGGGTTAACTTAGGGAAAAGGCTTTATAGGTAAAATGCCTATAATGTGATTGGCAAATTACAGTTATCAATTAAGGTAACAAACACCAAGAGCAGGCCACAAACCCGCTCCTGGAGGCTTCAAATGTATAAAGCAAATGCAATATCTTGGACCGCATTTATAATACTTGCGGCAGTAGGAATGGCAAGTGCGATGAGTGGCGATATCCAGTTCTCCGAGCAGATCAATAGACCGGGGAACTATGCTTATTCAGATAGCGCGACTATGACGGGCTGGAATAGTTGGAGTCATTCGATGTCTGCAACAGCGGGAACCTTTGACTCAATTAGCCAATTCAAGACGCTGGATGTGCCTTGTAATGCGGCTCCCGAAGAGAAGAGTCACGAGGCCATAACCTTGAACTTCGTGAAGAATGGACAGAGCGTCGATCCATTAGTAGGAGAAACAATTGATAGCGACATCACAGTAGGAGCCGTGGGCACATCAACAGTACCAACATTCAGCGCCACCGGGGCCATCCCGCAGGCAGCAATAGATGAACGCTACGATATCATGCATTACACAATGGGCGGAAGTGCAGGAACCTATGATAACACCGGAACGCTTATTCCCGGGGGCAATGACGGCTCTAGGCAGGTCTTCTCTCAGATCATGAGCAGCCAAGATGACTTTATCCAGGCGACTGGCTACGATTCGGCGGGCAATCTCAACCCAGTGATGACGAGCTATACACAGGCTACAATCCCAGGAACACCGGGAACCGACGAGTCACAGGCTTACAGGCAATTTAATTGGATCGATGCTCGTGGGTGGGCGCCGACTATTGGAGATCTGAATGGTGAATGGAAGATAACTAATCAGATCAACTACCAAATCTATAATATACCGTTCAATGTCGGTCTGTGAGGGGGTTGTCCCTCTATTATCTTTTTGGAGGAAACATGAGACAAGTGGATCTTAAGAAACACGCAGAATCGAATCGATTGTGGAGAAAAAATAATCCAGAATATAAAACTAATTGGAATCATAAAAAGGGAATTTGTGGTCCTATGGCCGGAAACAAAGATTGCCCTCAATACCTCGGGATTTATACAGTCGAAAAGCAAGTTGCTGAATCGATATTATCTAAGATATTCGAACATATTGAATGGATGTCCTTTGGAAATCGTGGGTTTGATTGTAATTGTGATGGGCAAAAGATTGAGGTGAAAAGTAGCAGCCGATTAAAATCTAAGCATGGTTCTGAATATTGGCAATTTAACATACATCAGAATCCTTCAGCAGATCGCTTCATATTATTTGCATTGAATGATCGCGTCTCATTAGAAATACAGCACGCTTGGCTTATACCCGGAAATAAAATAAATCACTACAAAATGCTGGCTATTTATGAGGGCGAGAAGTCTCTATCAAAATGGTCCCAATATGAGGTAATCTTATGATAAAAGAATTTATTATAATAATGATCTTGATATCTCCCTGCATGGCTATATCAGTCCAGGTAAATGCAGGAAATTCGGCAATGCATTCCCAGGTAAAGATATCAATGTTATTGGACAAAGATAGTAATTTTCACAGCCAAGAAATAATAACTCATGAAGATATATTCAGGCTAGATCACGGCAGTTCAATAGGGGATTGCCTATATAGAATCGATTACGCAGCTCACCGCCCGCCAACTCCAGGGTTTGAGTATTCATCCATGTTCAGGTCTCATAATCGAGATACCGAATGGATGGACGCGATGGATGGGCACGAAATAGATTTCGGGATAAGTAGCATTAGGGGCTAAAGGATGGGATATTGCGTAGGTTGTAAGGTTCCAAGATATTATGTTGGTGATACGCCCAATCAAAAATGTAAGTTCTGCGGCGGTCCTGTGGTTCATGGCGAAAGCTCAAAGAATAAGGCCAAGGTGCTCGGGCCGGTGCTTAGGCTCGATATTAAGCTAGGCATTGCATGGGGTGGGTTATAGATTATGATGATAAAAACGGGAGGACAAACATGAAACTAAACATCAAACGCGATGATCCAATTCAGTTAGAACTGGGCAAAGGAGGGCCGAGAGTGAAAAAGCGAGACCGCAGGACGATTGAAAAGGAAATATTGGTGGCGGCTGTGCAACCGTCAAATAAAACAAGGCTGGTTTATCAGGCCAATTTGAACTTTAAAACTGTCATACCATATTTAGACGAACTTATCAGAAAAGAGCTTCTAAACTTTGTAGATAGTAGGCTTTATGTGACGACACCGAAGGGCTTGGGCTTCATCCGAGCTGTCAAGCGGTTAGAGAAGATGTGATTAGATGAAAATTAAAATGCGAATATTGAGCAGTCGAGAAGAGCTAAAGAACCACCAAGGGCTACCCGCAACAGAGGCCGTATTCCTGGCTTTCAGGCCGACCGTGGCAGACTTCTTGGATGTTGTGAGAAACTACCCAGGCATCAAGCAGGTCAGGCTCGCAGGCGGGCATGAAAAGACCCTACCGAGGGCTACAAGAAAGCTCTTGGTGATGAACGGTATCAAGCTGGTGCCTTACACGATCCAGGGCCAAAGGACCGACACGAAGGGCAGCATAATGGAGGTAGACGAGTGAAAACCACTGACAGTCAACGCTATGTAAGGTTTCTTGCATGATAGGCCATTGTGCTCTATGCCAAAAGTCGCTAGGCTCCGTTCAAGTCCATCTACCCTCTATCAGGCTTAAATATGGATCAATCGCCTTTGAAATTGGGGATTTCGTTGCTGAACCAGTGGACCGCCTGGAGTTCTGCCAACCATGTCAGAAGGTCAAGCTCGATAAGATAATGCTCATAGGGAAAGATGGCTTCCGGGCCTTGGTAGAGGATGAAGTATTTGAGGAGCATATCTGCCGTGACATCCCCGAGAACAGGATTTACGAGCTATCGAGAGAGCAGGCCGAGAAGATCGCTTTGGAGGTCACGAAATGCGATGACGATTATCAAAGGGGCTTGAGGTCCTTGGATAATGTTTATGAAGAGATTGAGATTCTAAACGGAGAATTGGCCGAACTTGAGATGCAGGCCGAGGACACGAAGAAGGATCTTTTGAGCACCAGGAACTACTACTTCGAGGAGATCTTTAATGAAATCCCCAAGGTTCCGGCACCTCCTAGCCCCTCTGAGGCATTAAGTCAAAATGAGAAATGCAGGATTTGAGATATGCCAGCCATATTTAAGCTCAGAAAATCTACAAGCGAGTGAGTGCAAGCTAATATAAAAATGAGGTTAACAAAATGATGAAAATACCCAATCCCGCAATACCGATGCCGTGGCCCTGGCCCGATGACGATGGAGATGATTAAGCGTGATGGAATTCTCGATAATAGATAAAGAGGCCATCAGAATTGAGTGCGATTGCGGAGATATCTATATCGTATCTCTTTATGATGAGGGTGGGAAGCTCGTATCTCTTCCGGGATTGCCTCATTTCTTCAAGAATAGGTATGATCTGATGGAAAAGGATTAATCCTAAAAGATGCTACATACAAAGCAGTTACCCGCCGCGATGTGTGCCTTGAGACACAAAGATGAACGGCGGGAGTGTATTCGATGGACGGTCCAACCTTGATATCATCTTGAGAGGATACACCTCTTTGGTATAGCCACGAATCGACCGTTGAGCGTTTGGGGTGCTTCCCGTTGACCCTGGACATCCCATGACGATTATCGCATTTCATCACATCAAGAGGGACGCGGGGTGTAGGGGTAGCGGAATCCCAGGTGCTTCAGCCCTGGGAGGAGCGTACCCCACTGTTGCTATGCGATAACTATATAACCATTGAAGGATATACACAATACTATGCTTAAAACGTTGTTGGTAAAGCTTGACCCCTCTCCAAAGCAATATACTATGCTTTGCGATACAATGAAGAGGTTTAACGAAGCTTGTAATGAGATAGCGGAGACTGTTTTTGCTATCCATAGTGCCAACAAGATAGAAATTCAGAAGACCGTATATTATCCTATCAGGGAAAAGTTCGGACTCTCCGCACAGCTTACCATTCTTGCTATTCGCAAGGTCTGTGAAGCATACAAGAGAGACAAGTCCATTAAGCCACAATTCCGTCATGATGGAGCTTTGGTTTATGATCAGAGGGTTCTCTCTTGGAAGGGGCTTGACAAAGTCTCTATGGCTACTCTCCAAGGCAGACAGGTTATCCCTACCAAGATCGGAGACTACCAGAGAGCTAGAATGGATAGGATCAGAGGACAGGTAGACCTTATACTTGTTAAAGGGATATTCTACCTTTGCGTTGTAGTCGAAGTATCCGAAGAGACTCCATTTGATCCTAAAGGCGTTTTGGGTGTAGATCTTGGTATAAAGAATCTGGCGGTTGATTCTGATGGTGAAGTACATTCTGGTGAACAGACCACCAACAACAGAGAGAAGTTCGATTCTCTGAAATCCAGACTCCAAAGCAAAGGAACTAAATCGGCTAAACGCCATCTTAAGAAGTTGTCTGGCAGGATGGCTAGATTCTCTAAGGATGTTAATCACTGCATTTCTAAAAAGCTTGTTACGAAAGCTAAAGGCACTCTCAGGTCTATAGCCCTCGAAGATCTCCAGGGCATTAGAGACAGAGTAACGGTTAGGAAAGCTCAGCGTCGTAGCTTGCATACTTGGAACTTTGGACTGCTCAGGATGTTTGTGGACTACAAGGCTAAGATTGCAGGGGTTCCTGTGGTCTTGGTAGATCCTAGAAATACGTCTCGAACCTGTCCGTCTTGTGGGCATATCGCTAAGGCGAATAGACCTACAAGAGATGAATTTAGATGTGAGTCTTGCAGCTTCGCTGGTGATGCGGACTACATCGCTGCTATGAATATAGCTTTTAGGGCTGGAGTCAGCCAGCCTATTGTGGCGCGACTTTTTGCGCAGCCGCAAGCCAAGGTGCTTTAGCCCTTGGTAGCTGACATCACAGTCATCAAAGGCCCTTCAATCTGGAGAGAGCAGGGCCTTAGAAGACAAATAGCACAGATTCCATCAGCAGATAGGCAAGGCAAAATACCGGAGCTGTAAACTCCGGTTCTGCTAATCATAAGAGGCTGTCTGTGATAAGAGGGATATCCGAGCTTGTCCTTAGGACTTCGGTAGGATAGCCTGAATTGAGACCGGCTTGCCGGTGGGCCTATAAGACTCGGGGAAACTTTGAGGGGTTCTTGCCTGAATAGGATTACCCGAGGCGGGCCGTGAACGTGCACCAGCAAGCCGCGATACCCTCCAGACATAGATCGACATCTAGCCAGACACCAAATCGACACATACCAGCCGGGTTTACCATATTTACCGGCTGGCCTCCTCATTACTTTCTCTTCTCACAAAAAACCTTTATAGGTTAAATGCCTATGATTAACAAAGGCTGGCTAGGGTAGCTTCCGAAAAAGATAAAAGAGAAGGTTTGTTGATGGCATCTGATATCGATATTAAGTTGAAGGAACGCGGGCAGAGAATAGAGATGCTGCCAATAGACTCTTTTAAAATGTACCCATTAAATAACAAAAAACATGGGGCCAAAGATTTAGAGGCTATTCATGCAAGCATAAAAGAATTTGGGTTTGCAGATATCGTTATTTGCGATGCTGATCTATCGGTGGTCGCGGGGCACGGTAGAATTATTGCAGCGAAGGAGGCGGGAATATCAGAAGTGTTAGCTCTAATCTTAGAAAACCTTTCTCCTGAACAGATAAAGGCTTACCGAATAGCCCACAATCAGACATCGAGGTTA